TATTTATCTACATAATCCCAAGCACTTATATGAGGATTCTGCTCAGGATTTCTTCTTGCTTCATTGAAATTAAATGGTTTATATCTTTTCATTTCTTAACCTTACTCAGTATATCTTTTGCGATCTCAATCGATTCACTTAATGCATCTATATTAGGATCAACCTTTGCATCTATAATTTTAAACTCAGGTACTATAACAAGTTTCTTACCAGACTTTCTAAAATACATTACAGCAAATACTATACCTGCAAATATTGCTATGATGAATATAATAGTAAATAGTGATACTAGGTTGTCTTTAATTGATTTTAAAAAATTCATCTTAATTCCTCTTTAGATATTGCTCTACTTCATTTATAAAATCCCTTCTTTTTATATTCCCACAATTTCCTTTGTCCCAGTCATCTATAATTTTAAGAACAGATGTGGCAGTACCATAAGTTCCAAATTTAGTATCCGATATCTTTTTCATTATACTATCATGATCTTTTTGATTCTTAACATCATCCCATTGTTGAAATAATTTATTAACAATAGCACCATTATTTATGTCTGGTGATACTATAGTTTGATTGCTTTTTTCTTTAAAATAACTTTCATATCTTTTCATTTATTACACTCCAAAAATACTTAAATTTACGTTCATTGGTGAGGTACTATCTGTGCTTATATCTACACTTGATATTAGTTCTGCAAAAACTGAATCTACTGAATAAACAAATATTCCATTGATAGGAATAACTATACCTGATGGAACTCCACTATATACTACTCTTAGATTAGCTGTAGCAAGTACTTCATTAGGGTCTTCTACATTAGCTATAATTTTAGATATAGTACCTACTTTAGATACAGGAACAGTTATCCATCCATCTGTATCAATTAGTTGATAGAACTCCCTCTCAATTTTCCCAGCCAAAGTAATGTCTTGTGAATTGTATTGACTTGACGTCCCAACCACTTCTACATTTAATTGTATTGTCATTCTATATCACCTTTATATTTTTCTCTTTTATATTTTCTACGATTAGACTCAACCCTTGGCTTCTGGACAATAATATGTCTCTTACACATAGATAGTATCTGTTCCTTTTTATCCTTATATAATTTAATTGTGGCTATTGTTTTCATAATAATTATTAGTAAATAAATAATAGAAAATTAAATTACTAATAATTATAAGTTATAAATGAGGGCGGGCTTTTAACAAATGTTGAATAGCCTTAGTAGCAATCTCCTTCTTATCCCCCTCTTTATCTGAAAACCGTTTATTTTCCATTTCATATATCGTTGTAGGAATTGATTGATGGTTAAATGCTCCAAAGACAGCATTACAAGATGTATCTGAACAGTCCTTCGCATAAGTTCCAGCGGTGGATTTATCCCAATCTCCATTATACTTTTGATTTCTTGTTCCTTCCTCATGGTCTATTTTATCTTTTCCAGATTCTGATTTAGTTACTTTAAGAGCTTGTAGGTTATTCTTTAAGAATATGTTTCTACCTGATTTAATCAATCCATTATTAAGACAAGTAAGATATATCATATATGGGTTAATGGTACGATCTACAGATTGGATGAATATCTGTACATGATTTCTTTCTAAGAATTGTTTACCGTGTCTTGATTGAAATGTATCTGTATATATTCCATATATAGGTAGACTAGCTTTACTCATTAAATCCATTATAAAGTATATAGGGGCTTCTAGTGATGTTTCTTTTTTAGCCCCTATTATAACACAACATAGATCATGAACAAATATAGAAGCTTTCTTTTCTATGCTCCACTCTTTATGAAGAATAGTTATCCCCATTGCATCCCCTGCTAGCGAATAAGCGTTGTCAATTGAGATATATCGCGGTTCATTTGGTGCTCTAACAATTCTATATTCTCCCGTTGAATTTCTGTGAAAAAACTTGTCCTTAATTTGATCCCAAATTAACCCTTCTGGCAAATCAACCGCATCGGCAATTATTGCCCCTTCAACGTTCTTGAGTATATTATTCTCGAAAATATTTTCTATTAAGCTTATATCGTTAATAAATTTATTCTCAGATACAGTCGGTCTTCCCGCTATGTCCTTTATACTCTTAGCTAGATTATCTTTAAAAGCATCATAAGCATCTATAGGAACATATATAATTAAGTCACCTGGAATTCCTTCTAGTTGTCTTTCATCGGTAACTATAGCAGCTGGTATTGATCCATTCCCTGTTATTACTTTAAACATAAGCCCCATATCAAACAGGTCTTTGTTTAACCCTTCTACGCTCTCATATTCTTTTTGTTTTAAAAGTTCTTCCTTTCCTTTATTATACTTTTTAAAATTCTTTCCATTATTAGGAAGAGCTTCCCATCTCGTAGTCCAATTGAATCTTACTCCTTCCCTGTATCTTAGTTCAGTAAGTACGTGTTTCTCTATTATGGAATCAACATTGTTTGCTGATGTATCTAAGTATAAGAAAGTTAGATAATCTTCACCTACTGTAGCTTTAATTCTATCTGCTACGTCCGTATATAATCTGAAGATACTTTCTTCAGTAGCACCCGCATTCTCAACCCAAAAACTTATTTCGCTGATATAGGCACTCAACAAATTTGCACCGATGAATGCTAGAGCATCATCATTACCAAGTTGTAATTGTAATCCAGAGGCTAAAGTAATTTCCCCTGAAGTAGATGCTTTACTGTATACTATTTTTCCTCTACCTAATCTATTCTGTTCTGGTATTACTTTATCTTGAAATTTAACCTGAATAAATCTATTTGATTTCTCCATCATTTTAAACATCGGTCTCAGATAGAGTTCTCTAGTCTTATCATACTTAAATGAAATAATATATACAGCTAAATCTGTAAGAGGGGATAGTCCATAATACATAGCAGGTTCTCTCACATAATGTATAAAGACCATTGTATATGTAATAAGCAGAATAGCTAAATATGTTTTACCTATCCTTGTTGAACCATACTGTACAATCTTATTATATTTCTTTGTAGGATCAAGGCATTCTAAAAATTCAGCTCTTATCCAAGGATATATACTTTGAGTAAATGTCTCTGGTAACCATCCATTCTTAGGATCAAGGAATTCTGCTGGAGTTGGGGGAGTAGAAAAATATATAATACTTTCAACTTGCTTCTTTAATTCTTCTTGTGTACTCTTATCAAAATACATCTTATACATCATCTCTCTTTCTTCTACTGAAAGATGACTATAGGATTCTTCTATTATTTGTTCTCTTGATTTCTCCATTTATACTATTTTATATTAAAATTTTAATATAAATTACTCCTATTTTATTTAGATAAAAAACTGCAACTTTTTTTAAAAATAATAAAAAAAGTGTAGACATTTTTTATATAGTTTATTAGTATTATATTAAGTTAGTTAAATAAGAAGTTTAAGGAGAAATAATATGCCACAACTAATTGCAGAAAAGGTAGATAATTCAATAATGATAATAGATACATTCTCCTCTAATATTGTAAGATTTGATGCTAATAAAATTCCATTTAGAGTGCTAAAAGTAAATTTTGATTGGACTAGAAAACAGATCATTGAAGCAATAAAAAATATTTAAAAATAAAGGAGAAGATGAATGGAAAAGAAAGTTGAAAGATACCAACAATTATTTGAAATGGCAAATTTGACTAAATCTGATACTGGTTTAAACTATAGACTTTGGATTCAAACTCAAACAGGGAAAGAAAAACATTGGGCTAGAATCAAAGTAGAAGTAAATAATGAGTTTATTCCTATATCTATTACTGATGATCCTGAAATAATGATTAAATCTAAAAAAGATATTCTTGATGCTAAGGATTTCAATGCTATTAAAAAATGGATTGTAATGAATCAAGAAGTACTACTTAAATACTGGAATAGTAAAGGAGAAATGAGCTTACAAGATTTCTTTAAGAAAATGAAAAAATTTAAATAGTATTAAAAAAGTAGTAGACATTACAAGTAGTTACTATATAACTAAATTAAAAAGGAGAAGATAATGGAAAGATATTTAACAGAGGATCAGAAACAAATTAAAATTTGGAGAGAAAAAGAAAAGTTTACTGAAATGTCAAGAATAGGTAATTTACCTAAGCATAAAGATATTTCAGTATGGGTAAATGAAAAAGGGGAAGAAAGAGAAGAGCCTCATTTTCATATTAGATTTGCAAATAATGAAGTATTTAGATTAAGATTCAAAGATTTAAGCACTATGGATAAAAAAGGATTTGATAGTGTCTTATTAAAAGAATTTATAAAATGGTTAAAATCCCCAAGCAAGCTTGATAAAGATATTACAAATGTAAAAGCATCTCTACTGATTTGGAATGCACAAGAATACAATACCCACAGAGTTAAAATGTCTGATTTAAAATGGTTAAAAAATATTGAATAAAAAATTAAAAAATTAAAAAAAGTAGTAGACATTTTTAATAGGTAGTTTACTATAGTATTTATAAGAAGTTAAAAATAAATAAGGAGAAAAACAATGACAGCAAAACAGATTCAAAAAGCATTTTCAAAAGAAGATTCAAAAGAAGAATCAATGGCATTTGTTTCAACATTCAAAAAAGACAAAAGAGATTCATCCAAATGGTCTAAACGTAAAGTTGATTACTATGGTAACAACGTAAAATAATTTAAAAAATTAAATGGAGAAATTACCAATGGCAAAATTAAACAGTATCTACATAACAAAAACAGATGAAGAAGTAATTGATATTTACAGGAATAATGCTCACTATAGAACTAAACAAGAAATTGAAACTTATTTTTACAAAAAGTATTCACCACTATTTAAAGCTCTTTCAAGAAAATTTTACTATGCTGAATCAGTAGAAGATAATATGCAAGAGTGCTATTTAAAAATGATTGAAATACTTGAAGATTCTTCTTATACTGTAGGGGAGGATACTTTAGGTTTAATGTTAAGAAAAAAAATAAATTCTCATTTACAGTATCAAGGTAAAAAAGCTCAAGAGTATATGGTAGAGGAGTATATAGAACTTGATGAGGAAGATGAAGATGCTATAATAACAAAACAAAGTAAAATACACAGTGAAGAATTTGTTTCAGAACTTATATTTAATATTACTCTTAAAGATTTTAGAAAACAACTTAGTACATATGAAAATAAACTTATGGACCTACTACCTAGCAGTATGGAAAAAAAGGAAATAGCAAAAGAATTAGGATATAAACATACTGCTAATTTAGCCCCTATAAGAAAAAGTTTAAAAGAAAGATACATTACTTTTATGAATGAAGCAGGATATGAATTAGCTATATAAGAGATTATTTGTAACTGCTTTATAATTATTATAAGGCAGATATAAAAAATTTTAAAAGGAGAAAGAAAAATGAATACACAGGATGTTACAAAAATAAAAGAGTTTATGTTTTATAATTTTGTTAGTTATACAAATCAATTAACAGAGGAAGAAAAATTTACAAATGATTTTGATGCATTTAAAATGACTGAAACTCTTAGTATATTACTAAATACAACAAAACAAAAAATAATGACAGATTACCTTAATTATTATAAGGTACAAAAGCAATTAGGACTTTTTAAATGAAATGTCAACACTTTCACATATGCGTAAATAGTTATAACCCTCTCTGTTCTGATAGTAAATGTTCTCTTATTAAACAGGAACAAGGGAGAGAAGATCAAAGTAGGTTAGAATCTGTTAGACGAGCAATAGATAAGTATAAGACTAATGAGAAAATAAAAAGTTTTTTAGATAGAAAAAGTTTTAATTGTTGATAAAATTTCTATATATTATAATTAGAGAATGAATTTAAATAAGGGGTAAATATAATGACAAAGAAACAATTACTTAAGCTGTTAAAAGATATTCCTGATGATTATGAAATTATAGCAGAGACTATTCCTGTAAATGATGAAGCAATAAAAGGACGGTCTCGATATACAGAATTTAAAATTGATAGTGATGCTATTGCTTATGATGATCATAGAAAAGTAATAATAATGACTTTGATATAAGGAGAAGAGTTATGTTAACCAACGAAGAACTTGAACAAGTAGATATAAATCAATTTCTTAAAGATTATGTAAATGGTAGAACATATAGAGATATAAATGCTGTACTTAAAAGATTAGATATACCGGAAGAAGATAAAGAGTATATTCAGAAGTATATTCAGAAGTATATCAAATGGAGAAAAAGTTTTTTCTATAAAAAAGGTATAGAAAATGGAAAGGAAAGATTTAAAAAAGATTTATGGGAAATGATTAAACCGGATTTGGAGGATTGAATATGAGAAAGTTTATAACATATGATGGTAAATATACTACAACAAATGATGCAGGACTTTTAAAAGTATGGAGATATGATATTGAATGTATAGGAGAACCTTGGAGAGAGGAAGATTTAATTGGAGATGGTTATGTTCTTTCTCTAATACATAGAATAGAAGAATTGGAAGATGAACTTAGTAAAACAAAAGAGGATTTATATATTTCTAAAGAAGTAATTAAGCCAGCAGGGCAAGGAGATTATTGCGAATGAAATATATATGTGGATATTTATATAAGAATACTAAGTATTGACAATGTAGCTGATGCTGTAGTAAAACTATTAGGTGTAAGGTATGCATAAAGTCTGAAACAGTTATTACTGATTGGACGACTTTTGGGATGGATAACATAAGATTAGCAACAGCAGAAGAACTTCAAGAATATTTTAAGGAGAATAAGTAATTTTATACTAAAAATAAAATAGATATTATAACTTAAATATATAGAAATAAAACTGCAACTTTTTTTAAAAATAATAAAAAAAGTGTAGACATTTCTACATATGTTTTGTACTATATACCTAAGTTAATAAAAAGAAGTTAAAGGAGAAACAAAATGAAAAAAGAAATAATTACTATTGAAAGACTTAAAGGATTACAAGACAGCATTTCCTACTTGGGTAGTTTCGGGGTTAGTTATAAATCATCTAATGTTTTAATATCTCAGGATCATAAAAATTATAAAGATATTGATATAGTTTGTGAAAATGGGGATATCTCA